TCACGTGACTGCCTGGACGACCAGGAAGGCGATGAGTTCGAAGTCGTCGAGGCCGGCGATAGGGCTGACCAGCGCACTGGTTTTGGGGCTGGTGAATAGGCTGTCGAGGTCCTTCTCCTCCTTGAGGTCGACCATGGACCGTATCGCCTGGGCCAGCAGTTCGGAGTAGGGCTGCATCTCGCGGCCGTCCTGAGTGGCGAGGTTGAAAGGCCGGTACGCCTCGGAGATTGGGTCGCCACGTCCTTTGCAGGCAGTGCGCAACAGATCGAGCACGCGCTTCACCTCGGTGTGATTGACGATCACGCGCGGCGGTTGCCGGGGTGCGCCGCTGGCGATGTAAATGAGGTAGTAAGGATGCAGTCGGTTTTGACGGTCGATGTTGACGCTCTGGTTTCGATTTCGAAGCGTGAAGATGACGCCCGGCGGAAGGCCGCGCTCGGGGTCGGCGGGGACGACGGCATGCATGCCGCTGGGGACGCCGGCAAGGTCGCCGTTGATCTTGAGGTAACTCAGCAGGTCCATGCGGAAGTCATTGAGTCCGAGGTCGGTGATGGATACGCCAGTTTTCAGGTCTTCCATCTCGATGACTTCCTCTTGCAGGCGGCGGAGTTGTTCCTTGCGGTAGGAGAGGTCGTTGGCTTTGCTGTTGAGGACGTTATCGTCGCCTGTGGCCGTGACATCGGCAATCACCATGCGGTTTTCGACGCGCTCCTTGAGGTTGATGTACTCGTCGAGTGTGATGTCGGGCCAGTAGTTGACAAGCTGGATGCACGTGTTGCGGGAGCCGATACGGTCAATGCGGCCGAATCGCTGGATGATGCGGACCGGGTTCCAGTGGATGTCGTAGTTAATCAGGTAATCGCAGTCTTGCAGGTTCTGGCCTTCGGAGATACAGTCGGTGCCGATGAGGACGTCGATTTCGCCGGGCTCCTCGGGCATGATAGCGGCTTTCTCCTTGGATAGAGGGGAGAAAAGGGTCAGGAGGGACTGGAAATCGTAGCCGCGGCCCAGCGTGGATTTAGGCGTGTCGGTGCCTGTGACGCGCCCGGTGTGGAGACGTTGGTGAGCGAGGATCGTGGCGGCGAGGTTTTCGTACAGGTAATTGGCGGTGTCGGCAAAGGCAGTGAAGATAAGAATCTTGCGGTTGCCGGGGTTGATAGGGGATGCGAGCTTGCTGAGGATCTGCGTTTTGAGGTGCTGGAGCTTGGCATCGTCGGACGGGGCGATCTTCTGCATTTCACCGTATAGGCCTTCGATGAGGGCAAGATCGCCGCGCAGGTCGTGCTCCCAGGCGGGCAGATCCATATCGGACAGGCGAATCTGGACTTTACCGCCAATCTGCCCACCGTCCTCTTCATCGCCGGTTGCGGCCAGGTCGTTCTCGTCGTCGGGTTCGGCATTCTCCAATTTCGAGGAATCGTCTGTGAACGTGGCGTCGCTCCCGGTCTTCTTATGCGCGTCGATCTTGGCGAGAGTCGCGAGGTGCTTATTGGCTAACCGCTGCAAGGTGAGCCGGAACGATTCGACGGAACTCTCCAGGCGCTTAAGCAGATTCACGGTCATGAGGGCTTGCAGGCTTTGCTCGCGGTCAAGCTGTTTGAACCTGCTACCGCCCTTGACCTCGGTATCGTAGAGGTCCTCATACTTGGGCAGGCGGCTAGGGAGAATGTAGCTGACCGGCGCAAAGACGCAGAGCTTCAATAACGAGAGCTGACTGAAGATATCGTTGAAGCCGATGACGTCGGGCCGATAAGTGAGGGGGCAATGGACCGAGACGGGCTTCAGGCGCTCGGGAAACTTGCCGATGTCCTTCGTATCGTAGAACGTCTCGATGTGCTTCCGGGAGCGGGCGATGGTGACCGAATCGAGCAATTCGAAAAAGTCGAAGTCGAGGGCGCCGAGGATGGCGGCGGGGGTGCGCGCCTCCGGCGGAAGGGTAGACCAGGCATTGAAAGTAGCCTGGGCGCGGCGGAAGATTTCGTTGATGTCCTTGCCGGTACGCAGCTTCGGGGCCAGATTGCCGGGTTCGCCCTCGTAGGCCAGGGCGAGCTGGTTGCGCAGGTCGCTGAACCGATTGTTGACGGGCGTCGCGGAAAGCATCAGGACCTTGGTCTTGACGCCTTCCCGGATGACGGCGTTCATCAGCTTCTGGTAGCGCGTCTCGCGATCCTTGAAGACTTCGTTGTTGCGGAAGTTGTGGGACTCGTCGATAACGACCAGATCGTAGTTGCCCCAGTTGATGCGGTTGAGTGGAACGCCGAAGGAGTACCCGCTGGTGCGCTGTAAGTCGGTGTGGCAGAGCACGTCGTAACTGAAGCGGTCCTTGGCGAAAATGTTCGTCTTCAGGTTGCGATTGTAGTTCAGCCAATTGTCTGCGAGTTTCTTGGGGCAGAGCACGAGCACGGAGCGGTTGCGCAGCTCGTAATACTTGATGACGGCCAGCGCCGTGAAGGTCTTGCCCAGGCCGACGCTATCGGCCAGGATGCAGCCGCTGTACGTTTCGAGCTTGTTTATGATCCCCGTGGCGGCATCGCGCTGGAAGTTGAAGAGCTTCTGCCAGATGGCACTGTCCTGATACCCGGTGAGATCGTTGGGCAGAACGTCTTCGTTGATGTCCTCTAGGAACTCGTCGAAGATGTGGTACAGGATCAGGAAGTAAATGCGTTCGGGCGAGTTCTCCTGATAGACCGCTGCGATGTGATCGCAGAGGAGGGCGGTGACGTCTTCGAGCTTTTCCTTGTCGTTCCAGATTTGATCGAACAGGTTGATGTAGGTGGTGGTGATGAGCGGCTCGTCCATCCGGTTCACCATATTCGAGACGGCGTTGCCCTGCTGGTAACCGAGATCGACGGCGGTGAAGCCATGTAGTGGCATGTAGATGGCTTCGTCCGCGCGGCCGCGCAGGCATGCAAACTGCTGCATGGGGGCCTTGGTGCGGTTCGAGCGGAAGGCGGTCTTGCGCCGCATCCAGGCGGCGCATTCCTTGGCGATGGCGCGCTGGGTGAGTTTATTCTTTAGACGAATTTCAAATTCGGTACCGTAGAAACCGCGCTCCCGTTCAAGTTTCGGGATGTGGAATTCGCGGCGCTCGCGGCGGACCGGGTCGGTGACCTCGTTCGGGACGAAGGTGGGGCTGGTGAAGATGAACTCCAGGGAGTCGATCTGTTCCAACTCCGCCTTGAGGGCCTCAAACGCGTAAATCGAGAAGCAGGAGGCCGCAATCTTCAGCTTGGCGCCCGGCGTTATCGATTGCTTGAGGTTGTCCCCGAGCAGGCGGTTGATGTTGTCGATGATCTCCATTGGCAATGGGCGACGGTGAGTAATGGTCTGGCCGCGACCGAAAACTCCTCGGAACGCCTATTCTCCCTCATTACGTCAGCGGGTGGGTTCGTGAGCGGATCGAAGCCCCGACTTCGCCGGTTGACCCAGAACCCCGACTCTACGGCGGGATCGGTCGGTGCGCCCCACCTTAACCCAGGCAATCCTGCAAATGGCGGGCATCGCTTTCGGTCTTGGAAGTGAGGCGGATTGTGGGAATGGTGTAGACGTAGGATCTGAAAGGGCAAAGCACGTACCAGGCGAAGTAGCACAGATGTCCCTGTGGCAGTGCCAGATCCCGGAAGCGTGGCGAGAGAAACCACGGGGCCGAGCGCCGCCCCATGGCCATCGGGTATAATGGCCCCAGCCCAAAGTCTTGGATAAAGGGGCTTCGGGCTTCAGCGTTGATCGATACTAAGCCAACTACGGACGGTGGCAGCCGCTCCATCGAATGGCCCTACTCGAAGTGTACGACAGGAGCGTAGGCCATGGCTAATCTGCGAATTCAAGTAGAGATCCAGAAGGGAATCAGGGGCGTTCCACTGGGCAAGCTTGCTGAGATCGTCGGCGATCTTCAGCGATTCCTCGGCATGCTTAACGATGACCTTGGCCTCAACGCTGCCGGCGACAAGTGGATTGGTCTCGATTTTGAAAATGGATCACTGTCGTTCGTCGCGGAGAAGGCTGATCCGGTAACGGTCGAACAGGTAGTTGAATTCAACACCGCATTCGCCAGCATTGCCGAGAGACGCCCGGCGCCCGCGATCCGCAGGGCTACTATTGCCCAATACGCGAAAATCGCGAATCCCATAGATCCAGAGGAGGCCGTATCGTTTCAGTTATACGCTCCGCCCTCCGAGCCAGAGGAAGAAGATTCGAGCGCTGACGACGAATGGGTGTCTGAATCGGAATACAGACACGGGCTTCCGGCCCTGGTTCCGCTGCGGCGCTTTGATCTCACGAAGTCCGAAGCTACGGCAATTCAATCGGAAGTCCAAGGGTCCGTCCGGGCGTACGGCGCTCTTCAAGGAAGAATCCATTCCCTATTTCTTGGGTCTCAACCTGCGTATTTCAACCTGAGGGAATTGTCCACCGGCGCGTTAGTGAAATGCGTATACAAGCCGGAGATATATCCAGCAATTGCTACGGCGCTTCAGCGGAGAAATGCCGTCCTTCACGTCTACGGATACACTGAGACGGATCTAGTTCAGCGAAAGCTGGAAGACATGGATGTTGTTAGAGTGGATCTGGCCGCCGTTGTGACGGACGAAGAATTCGACAATTTGTTTGGGTCAATCCCGCGATTCACTGGACAATTGACCACCCAGGAATTCATCAACTATGCGAGGGGGCGTGGCAACTAGCCGTAAAATTTACATCGAAAGTTCCTGCTTTGTTGAATTGGCTAAGCATGCAATTGGCAGCGGGAACATCGACAGAACATCTGACGTTTGGCATCTCAAGGCGCTACTGCAAGCGGCGAAGGATGGAAAAGTTCAGATCTTGACAGCCACGCTAACCGTCGCAGAATGTCAACACGCAGAAGAGCCATCGAGCAGTGGAATCCCTTGTGATGCTGTCAAGGCGATTTTCAAAAACTTTCTGACCTCGGGACAGTATATAGCGCTAGTCCAGGATACGGTCCTTGTAGCTGAGCGGGCGCGCAACCTTCGATGGGCGCATGGCATCTGCATGAGTGGCCCAGATTCCCTGCACGCGGCCTCCGCGCTGGAAATGTCGTGCGATGAATTTCTCTCTTTTGATCGCCAATTCCATAAGCGCAAGAAGGAACTTGAAGTCCTCGCGATCCACGTCTGCATGCCTCGAAACACGACGTGCCTGCCTGACGAATACAGGCAAGAGAGTCTCTTGGAAACCCAAGACGAATAGGCCACGCGCGGGGGTCTGCCGCCGCCGCCCCCACGGGAGCCCAGGTAGCCATCCAGACGGTGGTCCTATATAGGGAGCCTATTTCTTCGTCTTGGACGAAGACTTCTAGAAGGCCTTTCAACCGCGCGCAGGCGTGAAGCAATCGTGTGACCAACGCGGATTAGCAGTTCCGAATCGGCTCAAACGGTCTCGGTAGCCATGGCCAGCCAATGGATACCGCTGAATCTCTCTTATTCGTAATCACTTGGTACTCGTGGGAACCATGGTAGCCATCATTGGCCTTGTTGTCTGCCAGGACGAAGAATTCATCGTCCCTATAAGGACCACCGCCCCAACGCGACGTGATTCGGGGTGCACTGGTAGGCATGGTATGCATGGTAGCCATCGCGCGATGTTTTGGCGTCGCGGAGCGCTCTCAACCAAAAGAAAACAAAGGCACTTTCCAGCACAAAAGCATTGATATCCCGTGTCGTTTTTGAGAGAATTGGAGCAGACGCGAAGTGCGTGTCGCTTCTGCGCCGTACGAGCGCCGGGACGCTCGTGAATCTCCTTCCCGCAGCGGTTCCTGCTACTCCACGTGTGCCCAAAAACATGAATACCTCGATTCCCGTCTACCAGGCCGACGGTAGTCTGTACGCCAGCGTTTCCGAACAACGGCTGGCGCGGCTGCAATCGGCAGGACTGGTGTCGCGCGTGGTGCGCCATCGTAAGGGCCACATCAACCGAGCGATTCTCTTCCTCCGACCTGGCGAACCGAAGCCGACGTCGGTCAGTTCCGTGATGGGTACCAGATACAGCTTCAAAGAGCTTCTGGACCACGGGCCTGCGTGGGACCTGAAGCGTCTTGGCGGCAACCGCGACGGGACGACTTATGCGCCGCCGGAGATGCGAACAGCTTTTCTCCAGGTGGTCGCGGACTGCTTGGTCATGTGAAAAGCCAGCGACGCAACATCGGTGGCGGTACATCGCCCGTGCTCGTGGGGCGGTTGTTCGGAACCCCAAGCCACCCGTTAAAGCCATAGGTACTTCCGGGCGCGCGGCGGCGGCGCGTTGAAGAGTAGCGCAAGTTCGCTAGCGTCAGGCGCAAAAAGGGGCGGTCAGGTGGTCAGCGGTCAGTGGCGGCCAGGGCGCGCCCGAGGCGGCGGGTGGACCAACCGGCCAACCCCGAGCCAAACGGCGCGACACGGGGCACCGGGGCGCGAAAGGGTGGCCGATTCCGGCGCGAGCCAGGCGAACGTCCAACGTTGGACTTTCTGTAGTTGTTCGTAAACCAATGGCGACACTTCCGGCAACGATAACGCCCGCGATGGCGCGGCGAATCGAGATTTGGCCGACCGACCGGCTGGTGCCGTACGCCAGGAATGCGCGCACGCACTCTGCCGAACAGATAGCGCAGATCGCGGCGTCCATCTTGGAGTTCGGCTTCACCAATCCGATCCTGGTTGACTCGATGGATGGGATCATTGCCGGCCACGGTCGTCTCCTGGCTGCTCGCAAATTGGGCCTCGCGGAGGTGCCGGTGGTAGTTCTGGACCATCTCAGCGAGACGCAGCGGCGGGCATACATCCTCGCAGACAACAAGCTCGCGATGAATGCCGGATGGGACGAGAAGATGCTCGCAAGCGAACTGCGCGAACTCGAAACAGACGGCGCAGACCTCGCGATCATTGGCTTCAGCGACGAGGAACTGGAGGCGCTGCTCGAAGACGGCGACGCGCCGCCTGAGGATGTGACCGATGAGGTCCCCGAACCGCCAGCCCAGCCGGTAACCCAGCCCGGAGACGTGTGGTTGATCGGGGCCCACCGCCTGATCTGCGGCGACTGCCGCGAGGGGGAAACCGTTCGCGCGCTATTCGCCGATGCGCTGGCCAACGTGGTCGTGACCTCACCGCCCTACGCGACGCAGCGCGAGTACGACGCATCGAGCGGCTTCAAGCCGGTTCGTCCGGATGAGTACGTCGCGTGGTTCGGCGCGGTCGCGGCTGGAGTCGAATCGATTCTGGCGCCCGATGGCTCCTACTTCCTCAACATCAAGGAGCACGCCGACGAAGGTGAGCGCGATCTGTACGTGATGGATCTCGTCATCGCGCACCGGCGGCAGTGGGGCTGGCGATTCGTAGACACGTTCTGCTGGCGCAAGACCGATAACGGCGTGCCTGGCGGCTGGGGAAATCGATTCAAGAACGCCTGGGAACCGGTGTTTCACTTCTGCCGCCAGCAGCAGATTAAGTTTCGGCCGCAGGCCGTGAGCCACGAGTCGGAGGACTGCTTCGACTACTCCCCGAACAATCCGAAATCAAACTCCGGGAGTGGCCTCCTGGGGACAGGCGCGCGGGGCGCGGCTGCGGACGGGGGGAAGAACCAGAGTGCGTGGCAGCGCAGCAGGAACAGTCTGTCCGACGATTCGGATGGCCGGCACACCGGACTGGCGCGCCCGAGCAACGTGATCGAGGTCAAGAGCGAGTCGAGTCAGGGTTCGCACTCCGCTCCGTTCCCGCGCGCGCTGGTGGAGTTCTTCTTGCTGGCGTACTCCGATGCCGGCGATGTGGTCTTCGATCCGTTCATGGGGAGCGGAACGACGATGGCCGCAGCGGCGTTGCTCGACAGGACCGGTTACGGCTGCGAGATCAGCCCGGCCTATTGCGATGTGATTGTGCGGCGGGTCATGAATCTGATCGGCGAGACGCCGATCCTCGCGGCCACTGGCGAGACGTTCGCCGCCGTCGCGGCGTCTCGCGGCGTCCCGGCAGACGAGGCCATGAATCCGAAGCAAAGCGATGCGCGGCGCATCCAGCACCACGGACCCAATCCGCACTACGGACCGAAGAGGAAAGCCCAGGCATGACGGCGAAATCGCGCACTACAAATCGGGAAGTCGCCGGCATCGGTGCAGCGTCTCCGCGCTTCCGCGACCTCGCCGTACAGATTTGGCCCATCGACAAGTTGATCCCGTACGCCCGGAACGCCCGGACGCATACGGACGAACAGGTGGCGCAGGTTGCCGCCAGCATCATCGAATTCGGGTGGACGAACCCGATCCTTGTCGGTGCCGACTGCGTAGTGATCGCTGGGCACGCCCGCCTGGCGGCTGCTCGACGCCTGCGCATGGATGAGGTGCCGGTCATTGTGCTGGATCACCTCTCTGAAACGCAGAGGCGCGCGCTCATTCTCGCGGACAACCGCCTGGCCATGAGCGCGGGATGGGATGAGGAGATGCTTCGGGTCGAACTCGAATCGCTGAAGGAGGACGCGTTCAATCTCGATTTGGTCGGCTTCACGGACGAGGAAGTCGAGGAGCTGCTCCGCGAACCGGAAACTACCCAGGACGGGTTGACCGATCCGGACGCGGTTCCGGCTGAGCAGGAGGCCATCGTCACGGTGCGCGGCGACGTATGGCTTCTCGACCAGCACCGGTTGCTCTGCGGGGACGCCACGCAGATGGCAGACATCGAGAAAGTCCTGGCTGGCGGGCTGGCCGACATGACGTTCACCGATCCGCCGTACAACGTCGCGTATGAAGGCAAGACGGCGAAGAAGCTCACCATCGACAACGATGCTCTCGGCGGCAAGTTCTATGAGTTCCTGCGGGACGCCTCGGCCAACATGCTCGCGGTGACGAAGGGCGCCATCTACATGTGCATGTCCTCGTCGGAGCTGCACACGCTCTACCGGGCGTTCTCCGACGCCGGAGGTCACTGGTCCACCTTCGTGATCTGGGCCAAGCACCATTTCACTCTGGGCCGGTCGGACTACCAGCGGATGTACGAGCCGATCCTGTATGGCTGGCGCGACGGGACACAGCACTTCTGGTGCGGCGACCGGAACCAGGGCGACGTATGGTTCATCAAGCGGCCCATGGCGAATCTGGAGCACCCCACCATGAAACCGGTGGAGCTCGTCGAGCGTGCGCTCCGCAACAGCAGCAAGACCCGCGACACGATCCTCGATCCGTTCGGCGGGTCGGGGACGACGCTGATCGCGTGCGAGCGCGCCAACCGCCAGGCGCGCGTCGTCGAACTCGACCCGAAATACTGCGACGTGATCGTGCGCCGCTGGCAGGATTACACGGGCGGCAAGGCGGTTCTCGATGGCGGCGGAACTTTCGATGATGTTGCACTGGAGCGATTAAAGAATGCGGTTTGAATCGAACGGTGCCACAAGGAGATTGCGGCAATCGAAGCGGAGATCCGCGCCGGGAATCCCGACCTTCAAGGCCTGTGCCTGGCTCTCTCGGACTGGTCGGCGGAGTTGCGGATCATTAAAGACGAGCAACGCCGCCTGCGGCGAGGCGGCGATTGGCAAGCTCTGTGGAACTGCGGGGAGGGTTCTACTTCAGCAGGCGGCGAGCCGTAAAAAAAGCCGCCCGTTTCCAGGCGGCTGATTGGGAGGCAAGCTTGCCTACTTGGCAACGCGGTATGTCCGCTCGCCGGCTTCGTTCTTGGTGGACTCGACCGTGAGGCCCATTTTCTTGGTGAGGTTTCCGCTGATGAAGCCCCGGATGCTGTGGTTCTGCCAGTCGGTGGCCTTGGCGATCTCGGCCATCGTCGCGCCCTTGGGGCGGCGCAGGAGGTCCAGGATGATGTTCTTTTTCGAGAACTCGCGCGGCACCTTGGCCTCTTTCACTTTGGCGGCCTTCTTGCTGGCGACCTTCTCCTTGGCCTGCTTCTTCGGCGCGGCCTTGGCTTGCTTGGCGGCTTTCTTCGCGCCCTTGTTGGCCTTGGGCGCGCCCTTCTTCTGGCTGGCAGCCTTCTTCGAGGCGGCCTTCTCCGGCGCGACCTGCGCGCCCTGTTCCGCAACGGCGGCGGTTTCGGTGGTGTTGGTAGCTTCTGCGTTCTTCATGGTGGTGTTTATCCTTCTGGCGGTTGATCCGCGCATGACGATTCATCACTCCGGTGGCCCCGGAAGGCAAGGGCTTATTTCGGGAATAAAAACATGCCAGTAATGAGCCAGCGGGCGTACTCCCGACAGCGCGGAGTCTCGGCGAGCACCGTCCAGAAGGCAATCGCGTCTGGTCGCATCCACACCTTGCCCAACGGCCAGATCGATTCCGAGATTGCCGACGCCGAGTGGGCGCGCAACACCCAAACCCAAGCGCCACCCGTGGACCGGCGCGGCCAGCCACCGGAAGACGACGCGGAGGTCTTTGGCGCGTCGCAGTATACGAAAGCGCGGGCGGTGCGCGAACACTACCAGGCGCGCCTCGCCAAGATCGATTACGAGGAACGGATCGCGAAGCTCGTCTCGGGTGAAGAGGTCCAGGTCGCCGCCTTCAATAAGTTCCGGCAATTCCGCGACGCGATGATCAACCTCCCCGACCGCCTGGCGGCGATGCTTGCCGCCGAGACCGTAGAGACCACGGTGCATGCGCTCCTCACGATTGAGATCCGGAAGGCCCTGAATGATTTTGCCGACGAATCTAACGGCTGAAGAGATCTACGGTGCAGCCGCCGCGGCTGGCGCGCGGCCGGACCCGCTGCTCACCATTTCGCAGTGGGCCGACCGCTACCGCTGGCTCTCGCAACGTGCGTCCGCTGAGCACGGTCGCTGGCGCACGGAGCGAACGCCCTATTTGCGGGAGATCATGGATTGCCTTTCGCCCATGTCGCTCATCGAGCGTACGGTGTTCATGAAGGGCGCGCAGATCGGCGGTACGGAGTGCGGCAACAACTGGATGGGCTACATCATCCACCAGGCGCCGGGGCCGATGATGGCGGTGCAGCCCACCGTCGAGATGGCCAAGCGCAATTCGAAGCAGCGCATCGATCCGCTGATCGAAGAGTCGGAAGTCCTGCGGAAACTCGTCCGCGATCCGAGGTCGCGCGATTCGGGCAACACGGTTCTGTCGAAGGATTTTCCGGGGGGCGTGCTGGTGATGACCGGCGCGAACAGCGCTGTCGGCCTCCGGTCGATGGCGGCGCGATATCTTTTCCTCGACGAGGTGGACGCTTACCCAGGTGATGTGGAGGGCGAGGGCGACCCGATCACGCTGGCGATGGCGCGCACGCGGACGTTCGCGCGCCGCAAAGTGTTTCTGGTATCGACACCGAAGATCACCGGCATGAGCCGGATCGAGTCGGCGTATGAGGAGAGCGACCAGCGGAAGTACTGGGTGCCGTGTCCCACGTGCCGCGAGTTCCAGATCCTGAAGTTCGCGCAACTGCGGTGGCCAAAGGGCGATCCGCAGAGCGCGGTTTACATCTGCGAGCACTGCGGCCAGGAGATTCGTAACCACCAAAAGCACTCCATGCTGGCGCGCGGCGAGTGGCGGGCCGGCGCGAAAGGCGATGGCAGGACGGCGGGCTTCCATATCTCCAGCCTGTATAGTCCGGTCGGTTGGTTCTCGTGGGGCGACGCCGCCAAGCAGTTCGAGCAGGCGCAGAAAAACCCGGCGTTGCTTCAGGTCTTCGTCAACACCGTGCTGGGCGAGACGTGGACGCTGTTGGGTGAAGCGCCGGAGTGGCAGAAGCTGTATGACCGCCGCGAGTCGTACAAGGTCGGCACCGTGCCACCTGGCGGGCTATTCCTTACGGCCGGCGCGGATGTTCAGAAGGACCGCATCGAGGTCGAGATTACCGCGTGGGGTCGGGCCAAGGAGTCGTGGTCGGTCGATTACCGGGTGCTCGAAGGGGACACTTCGCGACCGCAGGTTTGGGAGAAGCTAACCGCGCTGTTGAGTGAGGCGTTCCCGACCGCGTCCGGGCTGGAGTTGCCCATCCTGCAACTCGCCGTGGATTCCGGCTTCGCCACCATCGAGGTGTACCAGTGGGCGCGGCGGCAGGGCGGGCGTGTGCTGGTGATCAAAGGCGATTCGCGGACGCCCGCTCTCATTGGATCGGCGTCTCCGGTGGAGGTGGGCCCGGCGGGCGCGAAGCTGAAGCGCGGCGTTAGAGTTTGGCCGGTCAATTCCGGCATGGCCAAGGAGGAACTGTACCGTTGGCTTCGGCTCGACCGACCTACCGATGAGGACCTCGCTAAGGGGATTCCCTTTCCTCCAGGGTATTGTCACCTCCCACGCTATAGCGAGGAGTACTTCAAGCAGATCACCGCCGAACAGTTGGTGACGAAGATCGTCAAAGGCTATCGCCGGCACGAATGGCAGAAGATGCGCGAGCGCAATGAGGCGCTCGATTGCCGCGTGTATGCGCGCGCGGCTGCTGGACGGGTCGGTATCGACCGTTTCCAGGAGAAGCACTGGGCGGACCTCGAGCGGCGGGTGGGCGCGCCTCGGGCGCAGGAAGTGAAACAACCGCAGCAACAGCAGCGCACAGATGGCAGGCAGACCGCGCGCAACCGCGTGCGTTTCAGGATGGATCTCTAATGGCATTCACTCAGACCGACCTCGATGCTCTCGACGCCGCGCGCAAACAGGGCGCGAGGCGAGTCCGGTTTCAGGATCGCGAGTTCGAGTTCGATTCCGTCGACGATTACCTCAAGCTCCGGAATCTGATCCTGAATGACGTCGCCCAGCAGTCCGGGCCGCAGCAAGTGCGCCAGGTGCGCATCTACACGACCAACGGTTGGGGCCACTAAATCGCCGTGCCAATTGAAACGTTGATGACGCTCGCGCGCCAAGCCGGGCACGAGCCGATGCCGATCCCGCGCGTCCCACGTACCCGCGCTATGGGGACGTTCCCGTTCGATGCCGCCGGTCGCGGGCGTCGGGGAATGGGATGGAATCCGCCGTCCCTCGGCCTCAACACGCTCCTGTTTTCGCATGGCCTGGAGTTGCAGGCACGCAACCGGGACGCGGTTCGAAACAGCGCGTGGGCGGCGGCGGCCGTCGATTCCTACGTCGCCAATGCCATTGGTCGCGGCATTCGCCTGGTGCCGCACCATCCGGACGATAAGATCCGCGACCTGATCACCAGGAAGTGGAATCGATGGATACGCGAGTGCGACGTCGAGTACGACCCGCGGAATCCTGCATCTGGCCAG